CCCCCCGTCCCTGCCGTCACCTCTGCCCACAGGGTCCCCAGTGCCCGCCACTGCTCGGCATAGCCGCCTGCCCCGTCCGGTTCGGTGCGCAGCACCTCCAGAACCAGCGGGCGCGACAGGGAAATCCGGGTCATGCCGTGCCCCCGCCCAACAACCGCACCGTCCGCCAGCGCTCGATCAGCGACAGGATTGCAAAGGGCAACCCCTGTTCCCGCAACCCCATCTCGTCGCGCCGCTCGTACAGATCGGCGGCCAGCATCAGCACCGCCTGCCGCAGGTCCGCCGGAACATCGGTCCACAAGGCGCCGAACCCTGCCGTGAACACCACCTCGACGTGCCCCCCGCCCGGCACCGATGGCAGCAGCTGCCCCGTCGGCGCAAGGCGCGGGCGATGCAGATCGGCGATCACCCGGTACCCTTGCGGGTCAAGCACGGTTGTTCCGCCCGCAGCATCCGTCAGCGTCACCGACTGAATGCTTCGCACCGGAGCCAGCGGCAGGGCCTGCGCCGCCGGGTCGCGCCAGTCGTCCAGCACCCAGCGGAACACCCGCTGCAGCAGGGCCTTGCTGGTCCGGCCCTCGATCACCGCAATCGCGGCCTGCAGATAGGCTTCAAGCAACCCGTCCTGCAATCCTTCCTCGGCAAAGCCGGTGCCCAGGCGCAAATGGTCCCGCATCGCCTGAATCGGCAAGGACGCCACCGGAATGGGCGTGTCTTCGTTCAACATCTGGGTCGTCTCCGCTTCCCGAAAGGCATGAAAAGGTCTGGCGGGCACAGGCGGCCTTCGCCCGGCAAAAGACCGCGCCCCGCATGTCGGCCGCCGCCCCGATCCCGGGGCGGCGCTCCAACCTGCCGTCAGGACAGCGCGAACCTCAGAAGCTTGATCGCTGCATAGTCGCTGATATCGCCCCCCACGCGCTTGGTGGCGTAGAACAGCACATGCGGCTTGGCCGAAAACGGGTCGCGCAGAATCCGCAGGTCCGTCCGTTCCGCAATCGTATAGCCTGCGGCAAAGTCGCCAAAGGCAATCGCATGGGCGTTCGCCGCGATATCAGGCATGTCCTCGCAGACCAGCACCGGATAGCCCATCAGGCGCGGCGGTTCCGCCACGGCAAGCCCGTCGGCCCACATGAAGCGGCCGTCGGCATCCTTCATCTTGCGCACGGCCCCTGCCGTCTTGGAATTCATCACGAAGGTCGCATTGGCCCGGTAGGGTGCCGCCAGGGCATAGACAAGGTTCACAATGCAATCGACGGCGTTCGTCGTGGGGAAATCCGCTGCGGCACCGCTGGCCACATAGCCAAGGTTTCCCCAGGTCCATGTGGCATTCGGGACCTTGGCCGGCAGCAGAAAGCCCTTGGGCTTGTCCACCCCGTCCCCGTTCACGAACGCCGCCGACTCCGACCGGATGAAGCGCGAGGCGATTTTTTCCGCAAGCCAGCCCTCCACGTCAAAGGCGCTGTCGTCCAGCAGACGCTGACTTGCCTTGGGCATGGCCGCAAGCTGGTGCAGCCGGATCGAGATGCGCTCGATCAGCGGCGTCGCCGTCTCGGTGACCGATCCGGTCTCGGTAACCCATCCGGTCCCCACGTCCGAACGGTCAATCAACACATCGAAATTCGAGGCATCCACCGTCACCACGCTGGCAATCGACCGGATCGACGCGGTCGAAACCAGCATCGATTTCACCGTATCTGCCGTGCGCGGGTCCACCAGAAAACCGCCATCGCCGGGCACGGCCGTGCTCAGCGCCTTGCCCTCCAGCATCAGGCCGCGCAGCGCCTCGTCATCGCCGTGGCGCAGATAGGCGCTGAAGGCTTTCTTGTGCGGCTCGTCCATTGCAACCGCAGTTGAAAGGGCCGGGCGTCCATAGGTCATCGTCTTGGCTTGCAGCATGGTCAGTCGCTCTTCCTGTTGATGTAACGCAGATGTCACTTCGGCCTGAAAACCGTTGAATTCCTGCAGAAAACCGGCCAAAGCCTCGGTCATCTGCTCAGCCGGTCCGGCGGCCCCGGGGCTGTGCGCCCCGGGCCGGATACTGGTCTCTCTCATCTTGTCCCCCGTGGTTGGGCCGCGTCAGCGCGCGGCAAGATTGCGGTGCGCCTGCTCGAAAAGCCGGGCCAGACTGATCCAGCCCGCATCTGCGGCAGGGTCGGCCTTGGCCTGAACCCGCGCTTCGGCCAGCATCGGAAAGGTCACAAGTGACACTTCCCAAAGCTCCACTTCCTGCAGCAGCCGCTGTCCCTTGGCATCCCTCTCGGCCCGCACCGTACGGTAGCCGATCGACAATCCGTCGATTGCACCGGCCGCAAGCAGGGCAGCGGCCTCCTTTCCGCGCGCCACATCGGTCAGGACCCGCCCCTTCACATAAAGCCCGGTCGCATCCTCGCGCACCTCGTCCCACACCCCGATGGGCTGTGCCGGATCGTGCTGCCACAGCATCTTGACCCGTCGGCCCGATGCCGCCAGCGCCGAAAGTGACGCCGCATAGGCCCCGCGCCCCACCACATCCCCGCCCTGATCCCGGCGCCCGAAGATCGAGGCATAGCCTTCGATCCGCGATCCCTCCGTCACCGTGATCCCGGCTTCGGGGCGATGGAACTTGCGCTCCGGCGCGCCCGCCTGTGTCATCTCACCCATGTCGCTGCTACCTCATCGCTGCCGCAATCACGGCCTCTGCCATCTGCGCCAGCAGAAAGCAGGCCAGGCCGTAAACCCCAACCCAGATGCGCTTCTCCAGCCGCTCCAGCGCCGCATCGATCTGACCAAGCCGGAACTCCAGCGCGGCCCAACGCTCCTGCGCCACCCGTTCATTCGCCTCGATCCGGGCGGCCGCCGCATCGAAACTCTCATACAGAAACCGCGATCCGCCGCCTGCATCCCGCATCTTCACCCCTCCGCCAGGGGCGGCAGGCCAAGGGCGGCCCGCTTCTCCGCCGGGCTCAGGAAATCCGCCGCACCGACGCGCGCCCATTGCTGGTCACGGTCTGCCGCCAGCGCTGGCACCTGATCAGGGTCGGGGCGCAACTCCACCTCTTCCCCGGTAAAGCTCGACAGCCACTGCGAAATCGCGGCCGTCACCTTGCCCGCCAGCGGCAGCACCGTCAGCCTGTAAAAGGCGCGGTGGGCTTCCTGGTAATTGGAATAGGTCGCCTCGCCCGGTATCCCCATCAGCATCGGCGGTATCCCGAAGGCCACCGCAATCTCGCGCGCCGCCGCCTCCTTGGTCTTCTGGAACTCCATGTCAGACGGGGAAAAGCCCATCGGCTTCCAGTCCAGCCCCCCTTCCAGCAGCATCGGACGGCCCGCATTGCGTGCCCCCTGATGATGGCTTTCCATCTCGCTCACCAGCCGGTCATACTGATCGGCACTCAGGTTGCCCTGCCCGTCCACCCCCCGATAGACGATCGCCCCCGACGGGCGGGCGGCATTGTCAAGCAGCGCCTTCGACCAGGCCGATGCGGAATTGTGCACATCCACCGCCACACCCGCCGCCTGCAACGGCGAAAAGCCATAATGGTCATCCTGCGGATGGAACGCGCGGATATGACAGATGGGCGGCGGCCCGCCCGTCATCGAAAAGCGGTGCGTCCGCCCTCCCACCGCATAGTCATAGGCGGCAGGCCAGCCGTCGGCCCCCGGAACCAGGCTCATCCGGTCCGGTCGCAGCACATGCAACTCTCCCGGCAGGGCCGCACCACCCGGCACGGCCTCCAGATAGCCATTTCCCGACAACAGCAGGAATCCGTACAGCGCCTCGAACAGATCGGCCCGCCCCTGCGCCGCATTCGGACGCCGGATCAGCTCCAGGACCGGATGCGTCTCATAGCGACGGTTGCGGTCCTGCAGGATCACCGGCAGGGCAGAGGCAGCTTCGGCAATCATCTTCACTGCGCGAAAGGCCACCGGATTGCTCTGAAAGCCGGTCCGCGTCAGCGAAACCGTGTCCCTCGGGCTCCACACCGCCCGCCCGCCGCCGCGGAATGTGACAAGCGCCCCCGTGGCCGAGGCCTTGTGCTCCGGCCCCTGCCCGCGCCCGCGCCTCAGAAAGTCGAACTTCATGGCGAAACTGCTCCTTTGTCTTCGGGCATGCCTCATGGGGCCCCGGCGCGGTCGCCGACACCCTCGGGCATGATTGCCTGTCGGGGACTGTCCGGCTAAAGCGTCCGGATGCCCGGTCGCTGCCACGACCGGGCCGGTTCAATCATCAGGTCGGTCAGCGCCCAGACCAGCGCATCAACCCGGTCCGGGCTGCCCGGTCCGGCATATCCCTGCCGGGCAAATCGGCACATCTGGTCTTCCAGATCGCTCAGCCCGTCCAGATGCCGCACGCGTCCCTGTTCATACAGCGCGGCCACCGGCTCTGCCCGCTGTGCCTTGCCGCGCGCCGCATGCACCGCCCGATAGGGGATCAGCG